GTAATGTTGTGATTTCTGTACCTTTACCACCTTCACGGCGAGGCAACCAGAAGTCTTCTAACATAGACATGTGTTTGCGATCATCACGCAATTCGCCTGTCTGTGCATCATAAACCATTTTGTTACGATACTTGACCATAACATCACGGAGATATTGTTCCGCTTTACCTTTTGGTAAGTTACCAACGTCAATGTAGAATACACGGCGTTCTGGAGCACGACTGATACGATAGATAACAATTGCATCTTCAATCATACGCAACTGATTCAATGCTTTAATTGCTTTGTGTAGATATGAAATAACAAATGTATTTTTAGCATCCATCATACCAGAGTTAACGTTGATGACGGAATCTGCTGAAATTCTCAGTCCACTATTAGTAGATGCTGAATAACCTTGTGTTGAAATACCACGATCATTGAAGATGTAGTATTCGGCCATAGACTTGACAACATCTGCACCAGTCTTTGGATCTTTTCCTTTTTGAATCTCACGTACTTTACGAATCTTACGTGGATCAATGTATCTTAATTCTTGGATACCCTCTTTAGGGTTCTGTTCATTAACAATAACATGATAGTAAATTCTACCATCAATGTACCAACGTCTAAACAAATCGTCAGCCATATTGGAGAAGTTGACCATCTTCAATATGTTATCAAACTCATCTCTAATCTTTTTCTTAATTGATTCTGGTTGTTTTAATTTATCCAGAATAATGTCTACTACTCTACCATCATCATCATGTGTAATTGCTTCATCAACAATTTCTGTAATTGCCATATCACATTCTGGGTGATTGGACATTTCACGATATCGTGTGATGAGTTCAAGTTCATTACGAACCGAACCTTCTAAGTCAACATACGTTCCGTAGTGGGCATTTTGAGTAATCGTTACTGCGCCATCATCCAACGCCGCGGTTGGAAGCGCAAACGAGGCCGCTTTAGGGTCCTCTTTTTTGATGATATCTTTATCACCAAGCGTAAAGCCGAATAGTTTTATAGCCACTTATAGTTTCCTTTTCATTATGTATCAAGGGAGGAGCCGAAGCTCCTCCATCAAATTAAACCACCAAGTCGTCCGCCGATTCCCACCATTGATATGATAAGTTAACTGTAAATTCTTCGATAGTATCGTTAGAACCCCAATCAACGTCAATGGTAGATAAGTCTGTTGGGAATAAACCAATAAACTTATATTTCTTCAGAGTGTTACCACCCTTACCATATTGTCTTACTTCGCCATCAACTGTATAGCCAAGTGGTGTTGAAGCGGCAGGATTACGAACGTTAGTTGCATGGCTATTCATACCATTCATCCAGCGTTCAAATGCATTACGAATAACAAAATCTTCATCGTTGATGATTGTAACTGACCAGTCTTGGAAGGTTCTGTTACCAGCAAATTTCAATTCACGACCAAAGTATTGGACTGGAACCGTATTAACTGTAGAACCTGGCAACTGAGCAGTCTTACACATAAATGTAAGTTTTGTTTGTGCGTTTCCAGGCAATGCGAATGCTGGGAAAGGTAGCGTCACCTCAAATAAATTTGGGCGGGCACCGTCTCCCTGCATCTGAGAGCGGAATTCATTAATGTTAAAAGCCATTTAAGTTTCTCCTATCTCTCTATTTATTAAACTCTACCAACAACTTCTTCAAATGAAACACCTGTGCGTACTGCAACAAAGTTCAATTGGATAAAGTTGATAGAACGAGCTGGTTTGATGTAGATATCGCCAACAAATTGATTTTGGTCAATGACTTCGCCTGTGTTATTTGTGGTGTCACAGATAACTTTGAAGTCATAGATACCACGGCGACCTTGTACATCACGTAAGTATGGTTCAACCAAGTTGACAAATGCGGCACGTGTAAATTCATCATTGAATTCAAACAATGAAGAACGAGCAGCCTTAGCGATTGATTTTTCCAAAACGATAAACAAGCGGCGAACGTTGATACGATCAAACGCTGATGGACGATTTAACAATGTTTTGTCGCCATACAAGATTGTACCTTCACCTGGGAATGTAACAACTGGGTTAACACCATTTTTGTAAATGGCATCACGTTCAGCTTTTGTTGGATTCCAAGCAAGTTTGATAACGTTCTTAATAACGCCACGTTGTAGACCAGCTGGTGAGAACCATGGATCACGTTCAACGTCTGTACGTACACATAGACCAGCGATATCGCCGTTTAATGGTACCCAAACGTATGTGTCACGGTACTTATCGTATTGATATTTCCAACCAGAATCCATAACTGCGTATGAAGACTTAGTATAATCAACATTTGAACCGGAAATAATACCGGATGCTTCATAACTAATACGATTCACAACTTCGGATTTGTATGGTGAAATGAACACTAAACAATCTTTACGTGATTCAGCAATAGAAATTAGATGATTTGCGACTGTACCTGTTGTTGTTGGTCCAGACAATATAAGTGAAACATCTACTGCATCTGCATTCGCAAACAAATCATATGATACATTTCGGTCTGATTCTGAAACTGTAACATCAACACCACCAGATAAAGTGGAAGTGTAAGGAGCTGCCATTAAACTATAGTCCACTGCACCAGAAGATGCTGTGCCCCAATTAGCTTTTAAGTGTCCTGCTGACCAAATATATTTTGATCTTTGTGCTAAAACATCTTTGTAATAATTGCTTGATCCATCAGAATTTTTAGCATCACTTGCTTTTGAAACATATCCAAATTTCTCAAGAATTGTTCCAGTAACGCCAGAAATTTTACCTGTGGTATCAATAATCACAATGTGAATTTCATCATTAGATGAAGAACGATCACTAGCCCAAGTTGAAGTGTCTGGTGCAGAATCAAAATTTGTAGCATATGTCCATGTGCCATATGTATTTGCATCTGCCATAGAAACTTTGATTGAGTTGCCTAAATCTCCAGGATACTTTGCAAAGAAAGTGTTGCCTGTGTTAGCACTGTAATCATTTTCGTATGATGTTCTGTTTTTAATTATTGCTGCTGTTCCACTTGATGCATTTAATGCACCTGTTCCCACCGAACGAACAACTCTTAAATCACTACCGTAAGCTAAAAAGTTAGCGGCCGTGAAAAAAGTTTCTGCTGTGTTTGCGTCTGGTTTACCGAATTTTTCTGCAAGTTGATTTTCGTTGGTAACGATTGTGATTTCGTCAACAGGACCCCATGCAAAACCACCGGCAATGCCACCAACAGTAGTTGCAACAGAGGGAACAACTGTTGTCAAATCTACTTCGGAGATTGCTACTCCTGGTGATAATTGAAAAGCCATATTATGTTCTCCTTATTATTTTTATAGAACTTATCTTAATGTATTTATGATTTTATAAAGTTGAGGGCATGTAGCCTCTGTTTTTCACAGAAGTCCATAAATCATGTCCATCAAACTCTTTTTCTTCTTCTAGACCATCGTTTAATTCACCAATTGGAAGCATTTCCTCGTCCAATTGTAGGTTTCTTTCGTCTAGCAGGCGTTGGCGAACGTCTGAATTTGTAATTTCCTTGAAGTAACTTTGTGCAGTTAACCAAGAAAAAAGAACCAAAGTCATAACAATATCGTCATTGTTACCTTCTTCAGCGGCATAAGAATCTTTATCTCTAACGAATGTATTTAGCTCGGCTATGGTGTCAAAATCGTTGGTGATTAGTTTGTCGGTTTCAATCAGCGTCTTTAGGTTAGCACATCCAATCTTTTTAACAGTCTTGGATGTTTTAACACCGTAGGCCGCACCTTTTTTAAAGCCGGAAGAAATATGCTGACCTTTAATTTCATGACTCTCAATACGGAAAATGTTTTCATATTCCAGATCATAGTGTAAAATATCCACAACTTGTTGACCGACCGAGTTAGTTTCAACCAAAACCCAAGCACGATTATACTTGTTTGCTATATTATAAACAAACGTTGGAAAGATCAATGGTGAAAGTTTATTGTCACGGAACTTGGCCACATGACGATATGGAAGTTCTGTAACGTCAACCACAGATACTACAGAATAATCCAAGGAAACGCCTTCAGCACAATCCACTATAGCAATATAAGTGTGACCTGGTTTTGGTTGTTCGTAAATATGTGTATATTCTTCTTTAGCCGCTGGATTCAAGTATGTCAACATCTTCAATTTTGCACCAGGAATCAATGTTGCAGATGAACCGATGAACTCGGTTTCAAATTCTTGCCTAAATTGTTCTTCACTTGTGTTTCTAATTGTCTCTTCTCTCCAGGCTATATCTCTACCTGGTACTTGTGACCAATGAACTTCTAGTGGAATATAAGTTGAACGTTTTTCTACAGCATCAGTCCACATTCTGTAGAACTGATTCAGTCCATGTGGAGTTGATACAATAATAACTTTGGTAGTTTTACCAGATGAAATAACAGGATATGTAGAAGTAAAGAACTCTTCTGCCATGTTATGTGGAACGAAAGCGAATTCGTCCAAGAAAATTAAGTTGTATGATCCACCACGAACACCGCTGGCGCTGGTAGCATACGCTGAAATTTCTGATCCATTTTCTAGAACAATGTTACCTTTGTTCCATTCCATAATACCTTGTTGCATCCACAGTGGAAGATATTCGTATGCATACTTGATACGACCAAGAATGTCACGTGCTAAATCTCCTTTGTTGGCTAAAATAGCAATCTTGTAATCATCTTGGAATAGAACTGCCCACAGCATGTATCCAGCCGTCGTAGTTGTTTTACCAACCTGTCGTGGCATTTTAGCAATGGTAAAACGATTACTATGAAAACCTTGAACCATTTCCTCCTGGAAAGGCCACATGGTGAAGGGAACGAGACCATGGTCAACGTTCACAATCTTCATGTACGTTTTAATAAAATAAACTGGGTCTTTAATACATTTGGTAATCTCAATTAACTGATTTTGTGTGTACTCAATGTTTGTACCACCACGTTTGAGTTTTGAGTTACCTTGATACCCACCACCATAATCAGACATGTATTATTTAATAATGCTTCTTAGCATCCATGATTTCTTTTGGTGTGCGCCCAAAAGGTCTTGCAAGAAATTTGAAACTGCGGGTTCGCCTGCATTTTCGGCTGCTTGAATACCAGCACGTAGATGAACGATGAATCTTTCGTTGTCTCTAAACAATTGTGCAATCATTGCTGTTGATGTAGGAATAATAGACTCTTCTTCAAGATCCGCCAATTCCAATATACGGCTCAATGATGTTGGTGCATATGCATTCAATTGACGAAGATGTTCTGCAATATCATCTGTTTGACCAAAAACATCATTGTAAAATCCATCTAAGAATCCGTGATATTGTGGAAAATTTGAGCCTTCAATGTTCCAGTGGAATGAATGTGACTTAAAATACAAAGCAAAGTTTGTACCAAGAATCACTTTTAGTTGTTGGATTAATTGTTCCATATTTATCCTATTTGTTTTATTTGTTTAATTAAGTCTCTTGTTGAGCCTATGAATACTGCTTTGTCTACATTGACAGTCGGTTGAATTGCTTGCGGAGACAAATCTCTACGTGCTTTTTGGAGTGCAAGCAAATCTTTATTCATATCGCCCAATTGTTTAATCATGTTTGATGCAACTTCATATGCTCTAGGATGTTCGGTGGCATCGGCGACTTGTAGAATTTTATCAACAGCTTTACTACCTTTATGAAGGAGATCACGCATGTTTCTACGTGCAAATTCAAAATCTGCTTCGGGTGAAATATCTTCTGGTACGGATAAAGTTTTAACATCTATTACTTCCTCTGCTGGGATGTTTTCTATGCCAAAAATATCTGATAAGTTTGTGTCTGTTTTCATAACAACGTATGTGGAAATTCTGTAATGTTTTCTGTGAATCCGTAAGCACTATTTCCACTTGAGTCAATAGGATTAGGTACTGTAACAACTGCTACAGTTTTAACTGGATTCAAATCAACAGTATTTATAGTGTAATAAGCATTGGAATAATCACCAATAATTACATCATTTTCTTCAAATAATTCCGACACATCAGACACAATTAACGTGCCAGTGCTATTGTTTGCAAAATACACAACTGATCCAGTTTTACCTTTGGATTGTTCTCTTACAATTTCGCCAGTTACAAATACACCAGAACCATTAGCAGAATCAACATAAACAGTTTGTGTGATTGTACTTCGTGTGTCTTGATAGATTGCAGTATTTGCTTGCTGAATTAAACCTGTGGTATTTACAGATGGGAAAATATATCCTTTTGCTGTAAATGATAAGTTCCAGATAATCAATCTGGTAGATGACATGTCACCTTCATACTCAACTTGTGATGTGACTGAGTTAAGTATGATCGGCAAATCATATTTTCTGCCAATTGATGGTACAAAATCTACAGTTACGGTATAATCTGGCGTAAAAAATGGAAGAATTTGTTCCAAGATTTGAGTGCCATCTTCTGTGTTACGCACATAGATTGACATATCAAATTCAAAATTATATGGAACTGGAGCGTATTGTGCTTTAACGACACCAGTAGAATCTTGACCAAAGTTTCTGTTAATGGTATTAAATTTACGACTTGAATCATACTCAAGACTTACCAAGTCAAAAGACATTCGTGGTACAGTAGTAGCAATAGATTTAGTTAACGTCGGATCGGTTGTGATACGAGTTATAAATTTTTCTTTAGCGCCAAAAGATAATGGCACACGTGTTCGTTCATACTCATGTGTTCCAGCTTTGTTATAACGAACTAAAAGAATGTCATTAAAAACTGTACCAAAAGCAACTACCACTTTTCTGATAGTTCTATTATAGAAATGTTCATTGTGTAGCATTATGGTTCACCGAATTGATTGTGCTCAGTAAAGTCAATAATATCATTGCCTTCACTTTGTAGTCTTGTGTTGTCTGCGATATCTTCAAAAATATCATTACCAACTTCTGTATCATTATTGTAAAGAATTGCACTTCTCAATGCACTACTTGTGTTACCTATAACAGGACCAGGGACAAATTGTCCTTGAACACGAATAATACTTACTGAAGAATTTGGTGTAAATGAATGTACAATTGCCTGGGCATTTGCTGATGCGAGTGATGCACCTTGATAAATGATTTCACCTGGCAAGAATGATCCTGTGCTTTCAGGAAATATTGTAGTATTTGCTAATGGTAATGTTGATCTTGGATATGAATCAAAGATTTGGTCATCAATCTCAGCTACACCAGTTTGAATAATCTCATTAGAGAAGACAAACTGTTTCATCTTTAAAGCATATACGTAAACGTTACCACCACGAC